TACCACCTGTGCAAGGATAGTAAGTAATAACCGCAGTTTCTCCACCATAATTTCCCGTATTAATTTTTATTATCGCCATTTAATTTTTAAAAACCCCTTCTTCTTAAATATCCATAATCTAAGAACCCAATAGAAAAATATAAACAAATTTGTGATTCATTTAAAGATTAATAAAAATAATTTTTTAAAAAAAATATTACGGAGTAGTTGTTGGGGTTGGGGTTGGTGTTGGGGTAACCGAAGATGTTGGTGTTTTAGTTAGTGTTGGTGTGACGGTTCTTGTTGGTGTAATAGTAGGTGTGATGGTTATGGTTGGTGTTATGGTTGGTGTTGGTGTCGGACTAAGTATTATACATTCAAATGGGAAATCATCTAACGATGAGTCACTTGGTGGGGTTGGACACCATGTTGGGTCGGTATAATATTGACCTAAATTAAAATTAATATTTGGATGAATATTATATACATGTCTCATTAATATTTGTTGGTCTGAATTTCCGTCAAATACAACAACATTTTCAACATTTAAATCAACACTATCTTTTTTTAAATTTAAATTAAAATATAAATCAGAGTCACAATAATTTAAATCAACACCTATAACCTCTATTAATTCACCATATTGGTTTATTAAATAATCTCCATGATTATATAATTCTTTTCCGTGGTCGCAACATGGGTCAATAAAGTTTTCTGGTTTTATTTGTAACTCTTCAGGGAATCTATCATCAAAATGATAAATACTATTTGTTATTTGACCGTAATCCTCAATTAATCTATTTGTATAAACTCTTAATTCCGTATTTGGTAAAACTTCAAATATTTCATAATCACCATTTGATGTTAATCCGGTGATTAAACTTCTTTTAATTGAAGATAGACATTCTTTATCCGTAACCTCCAATTTGGTGTAAGTAAATGTGGATGAATATCCACTAATAATTGCGTTTTGTAGATTTTGATTTGTAAATCCACTACATGGTGTATAATCCGCTGATAAAATATATTCACCAACCGATAAATCACAAACACTTTTTTCAACAATTGTTCCTCCTGTTATATATGATTCGATATTATATCTAGTTGTTGTATTGTTAATGGTTACACCAGATGCCATTGTTAAAACAATAGAATCACATTTTAATCCATAATCAAAATTAGATTTGTATTCTACTTTAGGTTGAATAGTATATCCCGTGTAATTATCACAATATGTTGACCCAGTTAATGTTGATATCGTATTTCCACTACTACCTTGATATCCTGAAATTTGAAAAATTTCATTGTGACTTTTACCACATGGGTCTTGTTCAACTTTTGCGGTTAATCCTTCGATTCTAAATTTAACTTCTTTGTTTGCTCCATCAACAATATTAAAATCTATTACATCTGTATCAGTCACCCCTGTTATTTTAAAAATACAATCACCATATTTTTCAATATAAATGTCGGCGTTTTCATTGTATCCATTAACACAATTTGCGTAGATATAATATGACCAATCAGTTCCGTTTTGTACCCCAACTTTTGTTGTACCTTTCACTTCAATAAATAAATCAGTAACTAGTTGACAGTATTCTGGATTATCACAATAATATTCACCATTAGTAGTGACTTCAACACTAATTTTATCGCTATTTTTTGTTATATTATATTGACTTTCAAATCTATAGTCAAAATAATCTTTTACTGAACAATCTCTTACACCATATTTTATTGATGAAAATTTTATTTTTTTCTTTCCATTAACATCTGTAAAAAATTCATATGTAATTAATGGTTTATATTCCCACTCATATGTTGACCCACTTGTTGCCGCGGTGTAAGGTGCGTAATTTTCATATCCGGCTGTATATCCTGTAACAGATTTGTTTACCACATTATCAATTAAATCAATAAGAGACACAACCCATAAATCTTCAATTGTATCAACATCGGGTTCTAAATAATTTTTATAATCACAAATAAGTGGAAGTACAGTTGTACTTGTATTTAAATCGGTACAACCTGTCTGTGGAAACGATGGATAGGTAAATAACTGAGCACTAACACCAGAATATGATGTCGACCCACTAACCGTTATTGTATCACCTGTAAAAATAATCCCATCAATTTCAATAATTGGATAATAACTAACACCAGTAATTGAAATTAAATCTCTAAAATTATTTTCCTCACCAATTAATGTTTCTAAATCTTCTTCAATTACCGTTTCAAAATCTGGATATAATTCTTCAATAAATTGTAATGGTTGACAATCTAATTTGTAATGATATTTTGGTCTACCTAAAACATTGTTCTCAATTAAATTACCACCAGTCCAAAGTGTGGTTGATGGTATGATTTGTTCAAGTAACTGAGCCCAATATGGGGATATTCTATCCACAAATTCATATGAATCTATAAAATGGTACGAAGTAAATCCAGTTTGACTAAAATAATCCGAATAAACATCCTCAAGTTGTATATAATTCTTTTTATATCTAATTTTATTTGAATTAAATACAAGTTTATTAATTGCACTATCAATAAATTGTGCAAATGTTATACCTGTTTGTGGGTGTAATGTATTCGAACCAAAAGAAAGTTCTAATTCTCTACCTTTTCTAAAAATATCATAATCAACCGCTCTAGATGGTGAGATATACGCTCCAATATTTTTTCTTTGTAAAATAAGAGAAGAATCATCTTCAATATTACTTACTTTTCTATTATCAATAACAGGTTTTAATCCATAACCCGTATCTAATCCTGGTAATGTTCTAAAAACATCAAAATAATCTTCACCATATGTATATGGTTTATTTTTTGTTTTAATTGTTTTAGTTCTACCTGTTAGTATTGAATTTTCAGTATCTAAAATTGATGGTGAACGGTGAGACAATGTATTATCATACCATCCAGAACCCGCACCAAAAAATATATTTTCAGTAATATTAACTGCTCTTCTCGGTAAACCCGTAATTTCATCAACAGGATAACCGGCTCTATCAAATGTTGTAGTTGCTGTGTATGTTACTTTGTTATATGTGTAACTGGTAGTATCAAATACACCGTAGGTATATTTTTTTTCACCAATTATAACATCATAGATATCCTGTTGTAAATCATGACTAGCTGGCATTGAAGTAACCTTGTAAATGTATTCTTCAATTTTTATTAGAGGTTCGGGTGCTCCCAAAAATTTCAAAAAGAAATCAATAGATGACCTTGTACCTTTTGATTTAAAAATGTATGCTAAATTTACAAGAAGTCTTCTATAAAATTCATATTCAGCTTCAATTAAATTATATCCACTTGAAACTCCACCATAACTTGAATTAAGTCTTGAATATAATACTTCGTCTAGTGATTTCTCATCAAACAACGGAACACCTGATAATCCGATATTTTCCGCTAAATTTTTTAATAGAATATCAGGTAAATTATTAATACCATCATAACTTACATTTCTCATGTGAGCAATGTTATCTATAAATTTTTTTACACTATCAAAACTTTGTCCGTATAGTTGAAAAACACTTTGTGCTTTTTGGTCGTCAGTATCAAATTCAAATAATTGCGGTGATGCCAAAAATCTAACCATTAAGTTAGATTTATAATCATCTATTTCGTCTGAGATATTACTTAAACTACGAACATAACTTTCGTAATCAATACCAGCAATTTGTATATTCCAACCATCATTACTTAGTGGCCAACTATATTGTATATTAACAAGAGATGTTTTACTATTATCTGAACTATCTCTTGGTACTTGAAAACTTGATGAATATATTGGGTTAGTATCTCTATTCATCAATGATTCTTCCAAATCATCTAATCCACTAAAAAATTCCTCAACAACACCGTCACTTGGTCTAAATAAAAGATTCGAACTATATGATTGTGTATTAAATAATTTACCTGAAACAATAAATTTAATTTGATTATCACTATTAGGTTCAGAGTATTCCAATATTGGGTACGATTCACCGTCAACAATTACAACATATTTTGTGTACGAAGAATAAAAATTTCTAATTTCATTTTCGGTTGCCGGTTTAATAATACTATTTGGTGTAATAAATAAAATTTCAAAAGGATTAAAGATTTTACTTCTTTCGACGTAAAATGTTGTTTTATTTAAACTTGTGTTATATGAAACATTTAATGCGGTATAAGTACTATTTCCAATAGGTCCATTTGCATTAACATAAAACCCGGCTGGAAACTTATTTATAATTTTTGTTATTGAAACTAATATTCTACTTTTTAAAGAACCAAATAATGATTTATCTGCATTTTTTTTATTAGTCTTAAATTTAATCTCATCACTTCTTTTCTTAGAAACCGATTGTGATGTTGTTGGTGATTTAGTTTCTTCGTTAAGGGTATCTAATGTTAAAAATTTAGAAAACGGATTTGTTTTGAAAGTTTTAGCATCCTTTTCGGGGATTATTTTATCTAACTCAAATACACTATTAGTAAGCGAGGATGTTCCATCGGTAATTTGTCTACCAACTAAAAAATCACTAAATGTTTCCGCTCCACTAGCAGCTTGGCTAGGTACTTTCTTTCTTACTGCCATTATTCTGTTATAGTATCAAAATTTAAAGTCTCATCAACGCTAGCTCTCTCTTCACGAACTTCATATAAAGTTTCATTAAATTCGTCTTTAACCTCATAAAGGTTATATTGTCTATAGATGTTATTATTATTATCGTAGATAGTGTATATACCTTGAGAAACCGCCTTACTTTGATTACCATATAATGCGTGTGCAAGTGTTGAAGCGTCATGTTCAACCATTTCAACTTCAATCGTTGTTGGATTAAAATACGTATTATTTAGAATAATTTTTTGAGATGGTGTACCGATAAAAGGAACTGTGTTTGGTTTATTTGTTGGCGCAGATGATGGTGTTACGGTTAAGAACATTAAGTTAGTAACCTGTTCACTATATTGATATCTTATCGACTTTTGTGATGTACTTGTTAAATTAGAAACAATTGGTGAACAATAGAAAGATGATGTTACAATTCTATAAAAATTGGGTATCTTTTTATTATCGGATGAATTTATATATTCAACCCTATAACCAACTAATCCTTGTGGTGTGAATTTATTTCTATCAGCAGCGGGGACATTACTAAGGTCAACAATTAAACCTCTTACCGATGGTAAAGATGCTAAAATTCCACAATCCGTAATTGATGTTCTTATCTGTTTAGGTCTGATATGAAGTGTATAAATACCCGTATCAGAAAAATCTGTGGCTGATAATTTTAAATTATACAATCCACCTAATATTTCGGTATTAGGTGCTGAAGTGTCATCTGTTGTTTCTGTGTTATGAAAAACAGGTGTTAATACATCTGAAGAACTTAATCTTTTCAATGTAACTTCAGATGTGCTATTTCTATTCGGAACGTAATGAAAGTAAATTTCAATGTCCTCGGG